GATATGCTATCAAGAAATAATTCTATATTAGTAATAATATTTGATGATGGAGTATATATATTTAAAGATATAAAACAAGCCTTTATAAAGGATTCTATGAAATATGGTTGTTCTACAACAGATTTTGGAGGAACTTATGGCTATTCATTAAAAACAGAGTTGTCTTTAAAGAAAGCCATTAAGATAGATGTAAATACAGAATTTAGTAATTATATAGCAAATGATAGCCTATAAAAGAATACTTAATTTTGAAAACTACCAAATTGGAACTGATGGCTCAATATGAAGTTTAAGAGCATCAGTTCCAAAGAGGTTAAAACCTCAAGTAAAAACTAATGGGTACTTTACAGTAACATTATATAATAAAAATTTGAAAAAGAAGTGTTATATACATAGATTAGTAGCTGAAACTTTTATATCTAATCCGAATAACTATCCTTGTATAAATCATAAGGATGAAAATAAATCAAATAATAATGTAAGTAATTTAGAATGGTGTACTTATAATTATAATAATAATTATGGAACTCATAATCTGCGAGCTGGATATAGTCATAAGAAACCAATACTGCAATTACTAAATGGAATAGTTATTAAAAGATGGGATTCAGCAATAGATGCTGAGAGAGAACTAAATATACAATCTAGAAATATTGTAAAGGTTCTTAAAGGGCAGCGAAAAACAGCAGGAGGATATATGTGAACATATGAGTAATAACGAAATTGTAGAAAAGTACTATCCATTTATTATGGAACTTAAGCAAAAATTTGGTGCAGATGATGACTGTGTTCAAATGATTTTTGTAGAAATACTAGAGTATTCAAATCCAAAATTAAATCAGCTTGATAGCAAAAATGAATTGAAATTTTGGATTACAAGATTATTTAAGAATTATTGGTTTAGTAAAACAAGTAGATATTACTATACCTATAAGAAATATTATGAGATTGTTAAAGAACCACTTGAACAACAAAATGACGAATTGGAGGATTGATTAAATGAAACGGAAGATTAATATTGACGATTTACTTACTGAGTATGAAATAGACTATAGTATGTTTACAAATATGGATGATAGACTATTAAGTATATATCCAAAATGACTTGAGCTTAATAAGGCAGATAAGACAGTAATCATATTATATGCTGAATATCACAGTTATAGAGAAGTGGGAAGAATATTAGGAATTAGTCATACTACAATTCAAAGATTTATTAAACAAATAAGAGAGAGATTATGTTAGAATTATTTATAATAGCAGTAATAATAGTCTTTATAATTGATTTATCTGGGGCTTTGGATAGTTTTAAACACAGTATTTGAAAAAGACTATTTAAAGGTATACCTTATAAAGAAGATTGAAGACTAAAACCTTTAGATTGCAGTTTATGTATGACTTGGTGAATTGGATTAATATATATTCTTATTACAAGTCAATTTTCAATTTTAATGGTTGGATATATTGCACTATTAGCATTTATGACTCCAATTATTAAAGATATTATGATATTATTAAAAGATGCATCTACTAAGCTGATAGATGTTATATACAAACTTATTAATTAAAAATTATATTTTATGGAAACAGAAGTTATTTATCACTACAAGAATGGAAAGTTAATTTCTATATTTACTTATACTAAAAAGCGCTAATTATGAAACAATTAACAGAAGAGCAGTTTAAATATTTAAGAGGATTTGAAGATAGATTTGTAACTGCAACTAAGTCTAATTATTGCAGAAATGTACAAAAGCAGGATGTAATTAAGCTTAAAGAGATTTATGAATATTTAATTGAACAAGAATATAGAATGAGCGTAGCTTGTGCTACTTGTATACTTAATCTTATAAAGAGGATTGCCCCAATCTATTTTGAATATCAAGAAAAACTAAAGGAAAATGAAAGTAAAGAATCAGGAACTGCCGAAGAAAATAGGGAGACCGAAAAAGGAAGAAGTAAAAGAGGATCAAATAGACGAACAAAAAACTAAATATCTTTATGCAGCAAGATTATTTAATAAAGGGTGGTCCAGAAATAAAGTAAGTGAGGAACTTCAAACTAAATATGGAGTTGGGCAAACTACTGCTGCTAAATATATTAGAGAAGCTTATAAGATTATTGCAGATAAAAACGATAATCTTATAAAGAATTTAAGACATATACAATTAACAAGATTGGAAACATTGTTGGATATTGCTATTAGTAAAAATGATGTAAGATCTGCTACTGAGGTTATTAAAACAATAAATTCTATGTTTGGATTAAATCAACCAGAAATTCAAGTTAATATTCAAAATAATGAATGCCAATTTAAATTTGGAGATCCTATTATAAATGACAAGGATATATAAAGGATATAGGCCATTTATGTACCAATATAAGGTTCATATAGCTATGGCAGATGCTTATAGATCTGGAAGGATATTTACAATTAAAGCTAAACGACAAGTAGGTAAATCTTTCTTAGCTGAAAATGAATTATTACGATTTGCAATTAACTATCCAAAAACAGTCAATTGTATAGTAGAACCTACTCTTGGGCAATCAAGAAAAGTGTTTAAAGAAATAGTTAATGCTATAGCTGAAGCAGATATTCTTAAACGTAAGAATGAAACTTTGCTTGAATTAGAGTTTAATAATGGCAGTTCTATATTATTTAGATCTGGAGAACAAATGGATTCGTTACGAGGATTCTCTGTAAGTGGATTACTTGTATTAGATGAGGCTGCTTACTTAAAAGATGAAGTATTTGAAATTATTAAACCTACTACTGATGTGTGGTCTGCTCCAATATTAATTATTAGTACTCCAAGGTTCCGAGAGGGTTTCTTTTATGACTGCTTTACTAAAGGGTTAGATCCGAAATATGACAAGTTCTATAAATCATTTGATTGAGCTTTAGAAGATACATCTATGCTTTTAGATAAAGAGAAGTTAGAGATGTATCGACTTACAACCTCAAAAAATAAATTTAGAACCGAATACTTAGGGGAATTTGCAGATGATGATGGATGTTTATTTAATAATATAGCTAATTGCATAATTGAGAAAAAACCAGATTATCAGAGTCTTTATATAGGAATAGACTGGGCTACTGGGAGTGGTAAAGACTATACTTGTGTTACTGCTTTAAATGAATCTGGGCAAATGGTCTTTATAAAGTATTTTAACGATAAAACTCCAACAGAGCAAGTTGATTTATTAACAAATATACTAACTGAGTATCAAGGATTTATAAAGATTGTGCAAGTTGAACAAAACTCAATTGGTAGTGTCTTCTATGATATGTTAGTTCAGAAGAATCCGAAAATCAGGATTATACGATTCTTAACTACTAATAAGAGTAAGGCAGATATAGTTAATAAGCTTCAAGCTGCTTTGGAGAATGAAAAGATAGGATTATTAAAAGATGATAAACTTTTAAATGAGTTAAGACTATATGAAGCTTCATATAATCCAAAAACTGGAAATGTTAGTTATAATGCTCCATCTGGATTTAATGATGATACAGTAATTTCATTAATGCTAGCCTATGACTCATTAAATACAACTAAAGGACATTATAATATTAAATTTAAATAGTATGATAAAATCTTGGAATGAAATGAATTTAGCTCATTATAGAAAACTATTGGATGTAATTAGAAAAGAATGAGAAAATGAATTAGATATGAATTTAGCTATGGTATCTGTACTTAGTGATATTTCTTTAGAAGAAATTCAAAATATGGAGCTGAATAAATTACAAGAATTAATTAACAATCTTAAATTTGTAGAGAGTACATATAAACCTAAAACTCCAGAAACTAAATATATTATTGGAGACAGGGAATATAAAGTCTTTTTTAATGTTAATAAGATGACTGCAAGTCAATACATAGACTTCCAGAATTTTTATAAGAAGTATGATGATTATATGCCAAATCTAGCTGCTTGCTTTTTATTACCAGAAGGTAAGAAGTATGGAGAAGATTATGATCCTTTGGATGAAGCAGAGTTTTTGAATAATCATTTAACAATTGATATATTCTCTGACATAATGTTTTTTTTTGTAAACTTATTGCGACTATCAACTCTGAGTACCCTTCACTCTTCGGAAAGAGAGATGAAGAAGAAATTGAAGAAAACAAAGAACAAATTAGAAAGGAGAAAGATTCTAAGGAGTCTGATACAGATGAGACGGTTACTCCTTTTACTCAAAAATGAAGCTGAATTATCTGAATAGATAAAGTAAGTGAGGTTACTAAATTTAATTGGCATCAAGTTTATGATATGCAAATTAAAGAGTTCTTAAATACAATTTGTTATGTTATAGATAAAGCTAATGAAGAAAATAGACAAATTGAAGAATGAAAACGAAAACATTAAAATGTCAGTTTTTATTTATTTTAACTACTAAATTTGAGTAAAAAACTTGACACTTAATAGGGAGTAAGTCTCCCTATTTGTGTTTAGATACTAACCTATAAATTAATATATTTTAACAAAAATGAATATTCAAGAACTAAATTTCCCAAATTTAAATGAGTTATTAAGACGTTGAGGAGAACTCATAATTTCTTTATATAGACAGGAATTGGTTCAAACAAGGACTGATGATACTGGATTATTAGGTAATAGTTTAAATTACATTGTTGAGACCCAAAATGGGGATTATGAAGTTAATGTTAGTTTATTAGATTATTGGAAATACGTTGAAGAAGGCAGACATTCTGGTAAGTTCCCTCCACTTAATGATATAAAGAGTTGGATTAAAACTAAGCCAATTATTCCCAGACCTTATAATGGTAAGTTACCAACAATAGATCAGCTTACATATTTAATTGGGAGGAAGATACATCTTCAAGGAATTCAAGGTAAACATCCATTATCAAATACTATAGAATATATAGAAAATAACTATATGGAGCTTCTTGATGATGCTATAACTAAAGATCTTCAAGGACAAGTAGATTATTATGTATTTAAAAACTTTTAAAAATGGCATTTATACCAAGTAAATTAGGAATATATAACGCATCAAGGAGTTTTCCTGTTAAATGGAATAATCCTGGATGGGGAATTACTGGAGAATATGATTATTGGACTTGGGGAGATGATTATACTGAAGAAGGGCCTTTAAATGTAACTATACAGGATCCAAGTAAAGAAGGATGTACAATACAATTTTTATCTCCTACAACAATAACTACTGATTCTTCTACTGTATTTCATTTTTATCCTAGAGGCATTACTACTGCTTTATTAGAGGAAGATTTACCAATTAATTTACATAGTAAAGCTCCTGGATATTATCCTGCTAATGGCACCATTAAAGTACCAAATACTGGTGGAGAATATACAGTAGAGTATATATTAAATAGATCAGATATTATTAAATGAGATGCAGCAGTTGTTAATGCTACAGCTTTAGTTAATATGGAAGTTCTGGATTGGGATTCTTGCTCTATTAAGTTTAAATTCACAGTAAGAGCTAATACTCAATGGAATACCGATTTAATTGGAACTATTCAATTAGGAGCTTATTATGACACTAATAAACTTATTAGTTATAGTTACGGCTTTAAAATTGAAAAAAGCAATACTCCAGAAGATTTAAAGTTAGTAGTAACTCCTTCATCTGGAACTTATGGAGCATCTGCTTTTGTTACTGAAGAATTCCATTTAAGTACAACTAAAGCAGAAGAAACAATTACCTCATTTAATGTTACCTGCCCTCAAGCTAGTAATATTAAAAAGGATATTGTTGATAACTATTTTGTATTAACTGTTCCAGAGAATAAAACTACTAATAATTTAGAGTTTAGTGCAATGGTTACTGCAATAACTTCTGGGGGTTATAACCTTGAAGCTACAGTTCCAATTAAACAAGCTGCAACATCTTTAGTGATTCCTAATACTAATTATGAAGTAAGTTGAACTGCATCTACATTAAATATAATTGGTGCAGGCTCAAATAACTTAGATGATGTTGTATTTAGTATTCCTGTAGGTTGGATTAGTGGTCAGAAGTTATCTGTGAATCCTCAAGGTGTAGCAACTATTAGTTTGAACATTGCAGAAAATTCAGGTTTATCTTCTAGACAAGCAACTATTGGAGTATCTATTATAAAGAATAGTTCAAGTATTATTAATTTATCTATTAATATTACACAATCTGTTAAATCTGATATATCTCCTATTTGGAAAGATTATGTTTGGAATGAGATAATCAGTTCAGATTTTATTGAATATCATCTAGATTATGCAGGAGATATGGTTTATGCTGGCAAGGCTTATAAATATCCAGAAACTGATAGAGTAGAGTTTCTATTAAATAATGTAGCTGAGAATTATCTATCTAATGGTATTATATTTAATACTTCTAAAACTATAATATCTCCAGAATATTTGAAACCATTTACTTTGATAACATCTAGTGGAAATGAAAAACCAATTACTTTCTTCAATGACTGGAGTTATAAAGATAGAGATCTAACTAAAGGCACTATGTTAAGTGATCCTATTACTGGTTTAGTTGATCCAAGGCAGTATTTAGTATCAAGTTGAATTCTACCAACTGGAACTGGAGTTATTAATAGATTCTTTTATATAGATGGAGTACAATCTGCTATGGATATTAGTTTAAATTCTGGAATTAATGGATATACATATACCGAAGATTTAAGTAATAAACTATGGCCTTGTGGAAGCTATTTAATAGTAGGATTTGTAGAAGGGGGAAATATTAGTGATAGACAGATTAGATATGATATAGATACTACAGGTAAAGATTATGTGTTGTATTATACTAATTCAGCAGGTGGATGAGATTCATTACTTGTTGAGGGTAATGTTAAAAAGAATGATGAGATTAAATCTGAAACATATACTCGTAAGGTATTAAATACATCACAAGAGTTTGCAAGAAATAAGTATTTGAATACTATAACTTCAAGCTGGGTTCTTTATACTGGTTATTTAAATGATATTCAAGCTTCTAAGATGTTTAATCTAATTGAGAGTACCAAAGTATATTTGCATAATCTTAAAGATAATACTATCACTCCAGTATTGATTACAGATACAAATTGTGAATATAAAACTTATACTAATCAAGGTAAAAACAAGTTCTATTATACAATTAATGTAGAAGCTTCTCAAGATACTTATCGTAAATAATTATGAGAAAGAATATAAAACTATTTATTGCAAATAAAGAGGTTGACTGTAGTGAGGGAATTAGTCTTCCTATGACATATACTGTTGAGGATTTCCAAAACCCCACTATAGTCAAGAACTCGTTTAGTAAAACGATTTCTATACCTGGCACAAAGAATAATAATAAGATTTTTGGAGAGATTTATAAGTTAGATAGATTTCTCCATATAAAAGAAGGTAATTTCTCTGGAGTATATTTTGATCCTTCAAAACGAGTTGATTTTGGAATCTATAATAATGACTATTTAGTTGAATCTGGATATATGCAATTAAATAGTATATCTATAAAACAAGCTGTCATTACTTATAATATTACTTTATATGGAGGATTAGGAGATTTCTTCTATGGACTTAAATATAAAGAAGATGGTACTATTAGGACTCTTGCTGATTTACAATACTTTGTAACTGATGAAGATGGGAATACACTTCCTGCTGATACTGAACTTAATTTTTATATTAACAAAGATTTTGTAAATACTTGTTTTGACTGAAGTAAAACGAATGAAGGAAGTCAAATATATGATTATTTGACATTTATTCCAGCATATAATGGTTTATATGAAGATTTTGATAATGAAACTTGTTTAATAAATACTAATGAAAATAGTATATTTCCTACTAGTAAGACAGATTCAGGAGTTACATATACACCTTATAATGGGTATGGATTAGCTAAATTAAATAGAGCATATACAGAATGGGAGATGAGAGATCTTAGAAGTTATATGCAAAGGCCAGCTTTAAAATTGAGTAAGTTAATTGAAACTATCTGTAGAAAAGAGAATTCTGGATATGATGTAGTATTTGATCCTTCATTTTTTAATTGAAATAATCCGTATTGAAGTAAATCCTTTGTAGCTTTACCTTTATTATCTAATCTAGTAAGTGACGAAGAAGATGTAACAGAATCTGGCTTTTTAGTAGAAGATAGTAAATATAATTATCAGGTAGGTATAAATAAAGGAGAATCTACATCAAGTCCTTTAAAATTATCCATTGCATCACCTGATATTGTTTACGATTCTGGAATAATTGATTTAAGTGAGGCTGGATTTAGAAAAAGCCTTTCTACAACTTTTTATTTTAAGTTAAAGTTTAATCGAACTGCAGGAAATGTTGGGGATAGATATTTTTTTGGATTTAGAAGGTATTTTAGCTCCTCTGCTCCTCCTTTTTATTCAGCATATAGAGGATACGCTGATGTTTGGCTAACAATTACTAATGAAGTAGATGATACTATTTATACTTCTGAAATACATAGATTTACAAATTCAGGAACCTACTCACATCCTATAGCTAATGGGGTTAATCATTTTGGGTATTTTCAAAATAATGTATTTTATGATACTTCTTCATTAACTAATGATTTTGTTATTAATATTACAAATTTTAAAATTCCAATTAATAAAATTAAAATTAAACTTAATGTTGTATGATCTACTGGAAATAGTGTTAGACCTACTGGATTATTAAGTGAAGTAATAGAAAGAGGAGAGGATTACCAAGCTATTCCAAAAGGAGATCTTATAGTAGATCTTACTTCTCCCATTGAAATTACTACTTCTACAGAGGTACTTCAAAGTAATGCATTATTAACTAAAAAATTATTATTAAAAACAGAACAATCTCCTGCTGATTACTTATTGAGTTATGCAAAACTATTTGGGTTATATTTTACAAAAGATATTGATAGTAAAACAATTAGAATATATACTAGAAATAATTTCTTTAAGAATATAATCTCTGATTGGAGTAAGAGAATAGATTATTCTAAAGATTTCAATGTAAATCCAATATTATTTGATAAGAAGTGATATAGAATGAGTTCTGAAGGTCCAGAAACTTATTTTTATAAAAAATACAATAAGGAATATTCTATATTATATGGTCAACAAAGATTAAATACTGGTTATAATTTTAATTCTGAAACAACTGAACTGTATAGTGATAATATATATGAAAATATAGTTTCTGCAAGATGGAGAAATAAATATTTTAGAAATTTTTACAATTCTTCTTCCCTTGTAGTTCCTGCATTTATGAATGATAATATTACCTATACATTATTTAATAATAGCACTACTGAACTTAAGACTATAGATCAAGAGTTATACGGAGCTAATTTTATAGATCCCTCTAAAACCACAGAATGATATAAAATCGCAGGTAATGATATATTTGCCAAAAATGTATTTTTCTCAATTGATGGTAATGAGGAATCTTTAGAGGATATCTCTCAATCCCTAGTATTCTTTAACGGTAATGTTCCTTTAACTGATGTAAAAGGAAATGAAGTAACATATTGAATTACAGATGATCTTACAGAAATGAACATATTAAATGATCAGGAAATGTGTTATATATCTACTAAAAGTGAGAAAGATATTAGTGGGAATAAAATTGCTATAAAGAGAACTGTATTACCTCAATTTACAAGGTATACCGTTTCGTCCTCTAATGTTACTGCTTCTTGAGATTTTGGATTACCACAAGAGATTTATATTGATGATATAACTTATAATATCGGAAGTACTATTTATAGTAGATTCTGAAGTGAATTTTATAATGATCAATTTGATGTTAATACTAAGAAAGTTACCTGCTTTGTAAGATTGGATGATTTAGATGTTAAGTATGATTTACTTAGACAATTCTATTATTTTGAAGATTCTTACTGGGTACTTAATAAGATTGATGCTTATGATATTAATTCAGATTCTACAGTTAGATGTGAATTTATTAAAGTTCAAGATATTAATAGTTATTTAGCTGGAGTTCAAAATCTAGGTGAATATATATAATTTGATGATTCAGATCCAGTTGTAGATTATAAAGCTGGGACTAAAAAGATTACAGTTACTTCTAATATTCCTTGAGAATTAGGATGATATAGTCCAAATGAAATTGTAAGCATTACACCTGAATCTGGGCAGCCTGGAGAAACAGAATTGACAGTTACATATAATGAGAATACTACATATGACCAAAGGAGTTTCTATTTTAGTCTTTATAAACAAGGAAGTATAAATGGCCCTCAATGTATGTTTACTCAAACTCCAGACCCAAATAAAGCTATTCTTATTACAGGAAAACTTCAAACTTCTACTGGAGGTATTCCTTCTGGAGTTAATCAGATTCTAACTGAAAATGATAATTTCTTAAATGTCACTTATATGAGAGATGATGGAAGTTATAGAATATATGCTCAAAATGGAGTTCAATTTTTATTTAGAGTATCTGACGGACCAACAGGAACAATTAAATATACAGAGAATTTAACACTAACAGAAGATACTGTTAAAAATATTACAATCTAATGGCACAAACAGAAATTAAAAAAGTAATTAGTGTAGATACTAAATCAAGTAATAAATCAATAAATTCTTTAAAGAAAGATATTGATGCATTAACTAATTCGCTGAATGATTTAGAGATTGGTACTAAGGAATATAATGAAACTCTTTCATTACTTGGTAAGAGACAATCAGAATTCAATAAAATTAATGAGCAGATAGCAAGATCTTCAAGAACTACTGCACAGAGATTTGAAAGTGTAGCTAAAATATCCACTGGCTTAGCTAGTGGATATGGTGCTGCAACTGCTGCTATTACTTTATTTGGCAAAGAATCAGAAGATTTAAATAAAGTAATGGTTAAGTTACAATCTACTATTGCTTTAGTTCAAGGTGTGGGAGGTATAAAAGATTTATTAGAAGAATTACCCACTTTAGGTAATTGGTTTAAGAAATTAACTGATTTTATTTCCCCATTTAATACAGGATTGAATAATGCTGCCAAAAACCTTAATCAGATTGATACATCTAAGCTTAATAGCATTGGCACATCTGTTGGTAATGTTGGAACTGAATTAGGTAATATCTCTAAAGTAGTCAAGGATCTAGAAGGCACCAATATTAATTTTAAAGGAGGTATGATTCAAGGAGTAATGGGCACTCCTGGGGAAATAAATTCTACTAATAAGAGTGTATCTAATACGATTCCAATTATAGGTAAATTAGGAGAAACTGCAAAAAAGTCCTTTGAAGAAGTAAAACCTACATTTACTACAGTTGCTGAATTTTTAAAGGAAGCAGCAAAAGAGACTGGAACTCCAGCAGAGAGAATGCAGAAAGCTGCTAAACGTTTAGGTGTAGATCTTGCTGAATTAAAGGAAAATGTAGAAAAAGGCATTCCAACTTTGCGAAAAGGGGCAGAGGCTCAGAAAGCAATGGCTGAAGCTTCAGAACAAGCTGCTTCTGGAGTAGGTAAAGTTAAAACTGCACTTAAAACTATTGGTAATGTAACTGTATGAATTGCATTAGCTACAGCTATTGGAGTAGCTATTAATAAGATAATAGAGTATATATCCTCAATAAAATCAGCTGAAAAGGAGGCTGCTGAATTTAGAAAGTCTATTACAGATACTACTAATCAGATTGCTTCTAAATCTATAGCTATCTTTAGAGAGTTACAAATAGCTTACGAAAGGGTTGGAGATTCTGCAGATGCTAAGCGTAAGTTTATAGAGCAATATTCAGATAAGATTAAAGAGACTGGTTTAAATATCACTGATGTAAAGACTGCAGAAGATGCGTTTGTAAATAATACTGGTAATTATGTAGAAGCCTTAGAAGCAAGAGCTAAAGCACAAGCTATTGAACAGGCTGCAATTAAGCTTTATGAGGAGTATTTAAACAAACGTACTGAACTGGAGAATCAAATTTCTGATACAAGTTTTGGAGAGGTATCTGCTTGGCAGGCTTTTAAAGCTACAGCAATGTTCTGAAAAGATTATTCAAATACAATTTATGAGTATACAAAGCAAAATAAAGAGAATACTTATAAACAGTTGGATGATTTAAATAAAGACATTGAGAAAAGGCTTAAAAAGCTATTTGAGGATATAGCAGATACTAATAAAAAGTATGGTGGGTTCTTTAATATTCCAACTATTACAAAGAACACTACTGAAGCTAAGAAGGTAATAAATGAATTTGATGAATGGCTTCAAAAGAGATTAGAGGATAAAGACCCAGTAGATGAACTTGAAGATGAATATATTAGACTATTAGCGCTAGCTATTAAAAATAATAGAAGTCTTGAAGAAGTTGAGGCTTGGCATCAAGAAGAGCTGAAGAAAATTAGAGATAAGGCTAGAGAAGATGAAGAAAATGCAAGAAAAAGTGCTGCAGATAAAGCTTGAGATGATCTTCAGACTGAATTAAAAAGAATGCGCGAGGCAAGGTATGATATAAAAGATCCATCTTTAGAAATTCCTAAAACTCAATATACACAAGGATTTGCCAAAATATTTGGATTAAGCGGTGAGTTCTCTTATTCAAGCAAAAAAGACATAGAGGGATATAAAGATCGTTTATTAGGAACAGATACTGAAGAAGGTTCTATAGATAAATATAATAATCAAATAAAAACAAGATTGGAGGAGCAGAAGTCTTTTCTATTAAAACAATTAGAAAATGAGACTTTAACAGCTGATCAGAGAAAACTTATTAAACTAGAATTAGATTCTATTGATGAGCAATTAACTGAAAATGAAATAGACAGAGAAAATAAGAAAAACAAAGTTAGAGAAAATGTTAATAAACAATATCAAGAATCTATAAAAGCTCGTCTTGATCTAGCATCAAAGGTTGCAGGAAGTATGGCAACTATATGGGGAGAGGAAAGTAAAGTAGGTAAAGGATTTGCAACAGCTCAAGCTTTAATTGATACATATAGTGCAGCTAACAGTGCTTATTCTGCAATGGCAGGAATTCCAATTGTTGGTCCAGCTTTAGGTGCAGCCGCTGCTGCTGCAGCAATTGCTGCGGGTATAGCTAATGTTAAAAAGATCTGGGAAGTAGACGAAACTAGTGGTGCATCTGCATCTTCTGCTTCTGCATCTGTTGCAGCACCTGCTGCTTTAAACACTACTCCTGTAGAATACACTCGAAACTTACTTGGTGATAAAGAGACTGATTTATTAAATGAACCTGTTAAATGCTATGTAGTTGAGAGTGATATTACTAATGCTCAAACTAAAGTTGCAGTTACAGAATCAAATGCAAGTTTCTAAAGTGAGTAAAATTTCTGACACACTACTATGTAAGTTGCTGATTATCAGTTCTTATATAGTAGTGCTATGTCTATTTTATTTTTATTATATAACCTAGTTGAGTAAAAACTTGACATTTGATAGTATATAAATATATAAAAATAGAAGATTGTAACAATATTACATTTTTAAAATAGCTTATATATTAATAAAAAATGGAAAAAATGTATAATGATCTTCCATTATATCAAGCAATTATTGCCGATGATTGTGATGGAATAGAGTTCGTAGCATTGACCAGTAAACCTGCAACCCAAGTTAATTGGCTTGCTTTTGGGGAATCTCAGAAGTTCTCGATGGATGAAGAAAAACATATAGTTACTTCTTGTTTAATGGTATGTGATATACCTATATTTAGACGGGATAGTAAAAACGGAGAATATTATATTCAATATGATAAAGAAACTCTTCGTTTAATGGCTGAAAAAATGATGTATGATAAGAGAACTACTGATGTAAATATTGAACATTTGGAAGATTCAGTAATTCCTGGAATAATTCTTCAAGAACTATATGTTAAAGATATAGATAGAGGAATTAATCCAGTTGAATTTGCTGATTGTCCAGATGGTTCATTATTTGCTACTTATAAAGTAAATAATCCTGTTATATGGGATGCAATTAAAGCTGGAAAGTTTAAAGGGTTCTCTATTGAGGGATTGTTTACTTTAGAAAGACAGTCTGATGAATATGAGGAACTTAAAGAGATTCAAAAAATGTTGAGAAAAATAAAAAGAGTTAAATAGAATGTATAGTGGAGTTATATATCTAGCAACAAATCTTATAAATGGCAATAAATATGTAGGACAAACAAATAATTTCTTGAGAAGAAAGAATGAACATAAATACAGTTCTAATCTTACATATTTTCATAGAGCGATTAGGAAATATGGATTCAATAACTTTAAATGGGAAATTCTTCAAATCTTTTGTTGTTCTTCTACAGAATTATTGAAAAGACAACTAAATAATGCAGAAATTAAATATATTCAGTTATTTGATACGTTAAATAATGGTTATAATTTAAATGAAGGTGGAGGTTCTAATACTGGATTTAAACACAGTGAAGAATCTAAACACAAAATGTCTTTAAAACAGTCTGGAAGAGTATTAAAGGATGAAACAAAATTAAAGTTAAGAGAATGTAGATTAGGAACTAAACAAACTGAACAGCAGAAAGAAAAAGTAAGTAAACGTATAATTATGACAGATATTAATGATACTTATATATGCACTTGGAAATCTGCTATGGACGCTGAAAGAAACGGAAATTTTGATCATAGTGCTATTATAAAATGTTGCAAAAATAAACAAAACTATCATAAAAATTTTAAATTTAAGTATGAACAAATTAACTAAACTGAGAATAGAACTTAGTAAACTCTTAGCAAAATTTAACGATGTTAAGACTAGTGCTGGAGTTCTAACTTACAATGGTAGTGAGGATGAGGATCTAAGGGCAGGTATGAGTGTATATACAATGGATACTGATACTGGCGAATATGCACCTGCTGCTGATGGTGAGTATGTTACCGAAGATGGCAAAACGATTGTTGTTAAAGACGGTAAAGTAGAGTCCATTACTGATCCTAAAGCTGAAGTTGATCCTGAAGAGGGTATGAGAACTGTTGAGGTTGATGCTGCTTGTGGAGCTAAGAGAGTAAAAGCTGAGGAAGTTGCTGATCCTGCTGTTGAAACAGACGGTGTTAAAGAAACTGAGACTGATGCAATCGACGCTATTCATCGCGAAATTAATGAGCTTTACGATATTGTAGATAAGCTTGTTAAGAAGGTAGCAGAACTTGAAGGAAAATCAGAAGCTACTGAAAAGACTGTAGAAAAAATGAGTAAGATGAGTGCTGCTTTTTCAGCAGAGGAAACACTTGAAAATAAAACAACTGCTCCTATAAGTGGGATAGCAGAAATAGATAGAAAGCTTAAAAACTTTATTGGTTAATTTATAAAATTTTAAATAATTATGGCAAATAGTCCTGTAATGACAACGCTTCCTGCTTATGTGGAGCAAAGACGTCTCCCTCTTATTAAGGAAGCGGTTTTAAAAGCTAAGAGTGCAAGTTTGTTTAATCTTCAGACAGATATTAAAACTGATGCTGCTCTTAACCTGTTATCTACCGATGTTCAGTTCGGTGATGGTCTTACTTGTGGTTGGGATGAGGCTGGAACTCAGACTCTTTCTCAGAGAACTCTTAAGACTGGTAATATTAAGATTAATATGGCATATTGCGATAAGGCTATGCTGAAATACTGGACTCAGTATGCAGTTAAGGTAGCCGCTGGTCAGAAGACTCTTCCTTTTGAAGAGGATTTCGTAAATGCTGTTGTAGAGAACGTAAAAGAGGCTATTGAGGTAGCTATCTGGCAGGGTGATACGGCTTCAGAAACTAATAACTTGAAGTATTTTGATGGTCTGCTTAAGATTCTTGCTGCTGATAATGGTACTGTAGATGTAGAAATTGCTGGAGAATCTGCCTATACTGATATTATGGCAGTTTATAATGCAATTCCTGAGAAGGTTCTTGATGGTGCTTCGATTCTTGTTGGTGCTGATATGTTCCGTAAGTTCGTAAATGAACTTGTTGAGAAGAACTATTTCCACTATAGCGGAGAGAGCCTTAATGGTGAGATTTATCTTCCTGGTTCACAGGTTAAGGTTATTGCTGTTAATGGTCTTAATGGAACTGATAAGATTGTTGCTGGTCAGTTAGACAAGAACTTCTTCTATGGTGTAGATATGATGAACGATGAAGAGAAATTCGAATTGTGGTATTCACAGGATTTCCGCGAGTTCAGATTAGCTATTGAATTTAACGCTGGTGTACAAGTTGCTTTCCCTGACGAAGTAGTATTAGGCGCCAAGGCTTAATTTCAATAGATTTTATTAACTTCTAAATGATATTGAAATTATGGCTTGTTTAATAACTATCGCAGGAATCACACTTGATTGCCAACCTTCATTAGGTGGTATCAAACAGGTATGGATTACCCAGTATGCAGATGTTAAGAGTGTAACGGTTGATCCTGAGAGCAATATGATTTCAGCTATTACTCTTGAGTCTTCAGCTAAATGGTATAACTACCAATTTAGAAAGGCTACTGGTTCTCTAACCTCAACTTTAAATGTAGATGAAAGTGCTGGTGTTAATTATGTAAGTAATGAGCTTGCTCTTGTATTTACAAAGATGGAAACCGCAAAACGAGTAGAGATTGCAGCTTTATCAATTGGTCAGCTTGCAGTTGTTGTTGAAGATAGCAATGGTAAGTATTGGTTCTTAGGTAAAGATGATTATGTAAGCGCTTCCGCTGGTACGGGTGTTACTGGTACTGCTAAAGGTGATCAGAATGCTTATACTCTGACACTTTCAACAGATTCAGATTCTTATCCTTATGAGTTATCTGCAGAAGCTATCCAAAGCGTTGTAGGTGCTTAATAACAGAAAGAGGGGCGAGTATTAATTTACTTGCCCCTTATTTTGTTTATATACCACATAATGAATAATTTATATTTTATAGAAAAATAATATGGCAATAGTATTCACATCAGAACCAGTAGCTAAAAATACTACAACTAAAAATTTAGATTTAATTAAAGCTGCTGAATGTAAGTTACAAGAAAAATCAGTAGAATATACTCAAAATGCAGAGTTTGAAGTACTGCCAGATGAGGGATATGATGGAATGTCTAAGGTAAATGTATCTGTTGATGTAGTAGTTCCTACAGTTCAAGCTTCCAAAGCAATTACAATTACTCAGAATGGACCAATAGAGATTCTTCCTGACTCTGATTATGATGTTATGGAGAAAGTTGAAGCTACTATTAATGTGCCAACTTCTTCAACTTATGATATTACGCAAGCTGTAGTTAATTTATATAGGTTTACGGGAACATCTGTTCCTGCAAATGTTGTAGGTTGAGAAAATTTAGTTGATGGAAGATATAAATGTCAAAGATCAAACATTAAGGAGTTCACTATGCAATTGCCTAAATTAGAAGATGGCAGATATATGTTTACAGAATGTGCTGATTTAACATCATTCACTATTCCAATGCCTGAATTAACAGATGGGTCTAATATGTTTAGCAGAGGTGCCTTACCTGGATATAATAGCCTGAAAACACTTAATTTAGATGCTCCTAAATTAGTAACTACTACTAATATGTTTGGAGATTGCATTAGATTAACAGATGTAACATTAAACATTCCATCATACACATCTCAAGAAAGTTCAATAAATCCTATATTTTCAAAATGTAGTGGAATTACTAATATTACAGTAAACGGTGAACTTAGAGCAGGATTATATCTATCAGCAAGTACCAATCTTACTACTGATTCTTTAATGTCTGTTATTAATGCATTGGTTGATTTAACTGGAGAGGATAGCAAAACTTTAACATTAGGAGCTACCAATCTGGCAAAATTATCAGATGAACAGAAAGAAATAGCTACTAATAAAAACTGGGTATTAGCATAATGGAACATTTACATATTGAAACTAGCATATTTATAAAGTTATACTCTGATGAAGGATATTTTATCACCTCATATAAAGAAGGTGATGATATTAAAGAGTATAGTGCATCAACTATTTTATATTGCCCTTTAACCTTTGATACATCTATTTATAGGGTTATTGATGCAGAAACAAATGAAAGATATTTAAAAGAACAAGAGGAATCTTATAAAAATAAATAATATGGCAAACGAAACTGAAAAGACAATTCTTCCTTATCTTAATGTCCTTGAAGTTGAAACAATAGATAAGTCAAATGTGACTAAAGTTATTGTTATTGACAAGGATGATGAAGTTAAGGTTATGGATGGTTCTCAGTTAGCTACTAATAGCTATTTTGATCTTCAGGATAAACCTGAGATCAATGGTATTGAGTTAAATGGTAATATGACTTCAGAAGAGTTGGGATTAGCGTCATCTGAAGATATTGTTACTATTAATTCTGAGTTAGAGCAAATAAAGAGTACTATTCCAAGTGCTGAAAATATTGATAATCAGATAACTGAACGATTAGCTGATTATCCAACTAAAGAAGAGGTTACAACTGAAATTTCAGATGCAGTTGCCAATAAAGCCGATAAATCTGAGATACCAACAAAAACTTCACAATTAACTAATGATAGTGGGTTTATTAGTAGCTTAGATGGATATGCTACTGAAAAATGAGTTGAAGATAATTATCTTACAAAAGAAGCTACTGAAAGTGCATTAAATTCTAAACAGAATAAATTAAACCAAGGTGATGGTATAGTAATTGAAGAGAATACTATTTCTGCAGATTATAATACTATTCGTAACAAACCATCTTTAAATGGAACTGAATTATCTGGAGCAGCTTCAATCGTACCTGCCATTAATATTCAATCAGTCCCATCTAAAGTTACTTTAGCT